CAAGTTAGCGCATCGAAATCGTATGCGTAGAAAAAAAGTGAGCGCTACAAAAAAAAATGTTGGCACTAAAATATAAAAACACATATTGTAGTGTAAAATATCATCAAATTCGTTAAAAATGAGGTATTTTTTAGGTTAAAAATCAAAGCTTTTTTGGATCATTTTGGTAACACTTTTTTAAGTTTTTGATCAATGTTTGATAGTGTATCATTTTGATCATTGCGCAATTTAAAAAGCTGGTTTTTTAGGTAACATTTAAAGCGCTTAAATTTATTGATATTTGATTTATATTTATTTTAGGATCATATATTTAAACAATGTTTTTTTATAGTGTTAAATATTGCGTATATGATCCAAAGTTTTAAAAATTGCATTAATGATACACTGACTTCATTATTTCATTATTAGACGTGAAAACCTATTTCATAATGAAGAAAATGAAGAAATGAAGCGCGTGTATCCTAAACTATATAAAAAAAGCGCTCTAATTTTGTGTATTTAAAGCGCTTTTAATTTATTTGATATAATACTAGGCAAAAAAAAAGCGCTAAAAATAGCGCTCTTTTTTATTGGTATTTGGTTTAGTTAAGTATGATTTTGTTTGTCTAATGTTGCAAAATCTTTGCCACATTCATAAACGTTTACGTCATCATAAAATTTAATTGTTTCATTTTCAATTAAATGAATTTTATCAGTAACCAATACTATTCTGTAATATTCTGATATGTCAATTATTCTTTCTTGTAGACTTGGTTCGTTTAATTCAGATTTATAAGTGTGGTATATTCTGAAAATTTCAAAACCTTGTTCTTGATCCTTACAAGATATATCAAAATAACTTTTTTCGTTTTCCATAATAAAATGAAAGCCAAAAATAGTATCTTCCATATGATGGGAATACAGTTGGTGTAATATGTTCATTTTTTATCCTCGCTTTGTTTAATATAGTTTTATTTGTGTAAGTCCTAAGTAATTAATTTTATATTTTACTTTTTTATTATTTGGATCACCTACAATTAAAAAGTGACCTAATATAGTTTTATTAAAAATTACTTCAATCATATATTGTGGATCGTACCCTGGAGCAGTTGTTATTTCTCCATATCTAATGGCAATTAAACCAAATCTAGTTTTAATTTCAAAGATTTCTAAAGTATCCTCATTGTGTTCATTTTCGTCTATGTGTTCATTTGCGTATTGATGTATATATTGATACATTGTTTTACTAATAATTTTATTTTGAATATCTTCTTCAGATATGACGCGTTTATTTTCATCAGGTTGGTTCATTTCACGACCAAAACCAATTTCATCCGATTCTATTTCATAATACAACTCAATACTATTCCAAGCATTATATGAAATTTCAACAAAATCATTTACATTACTGAAATGAACTATTCTATTATTCTGTAATAATATAAAATAGTGTGTGCAGCCACCTCCAGAAAAATGATATTCATGATCTTTGATATTTTTTATTTTATATTGTTTTATAAATTCTAAAATAATCGGTATTAATGCAGACATATTATATCCACTTGGTAATTTTTGAATTAAAGCATTTTTTGTTAGTCTCATTTTAAAGCCTCACTTTTTTATTTAGATTAAGACGCACTATTAAAATATAGTACGTTTCTGCTTTAAGCGTCATCAGTTAATCTCTGTTATAATTCGTTTAAATTGGATTTTAAAAATGATAACATTTCAGTCAATGACTTAGTTTCAAATATCGTATAATTGACGAATTGGTCATTATCATCAATGTCACATTTATACGTATTAAACAACTCATTATCATAATTTTGTTTAACGTCATTAGGACAAAACACTTTTATTTGACTATTCTGAGTAGTAATCGAGTAATTAAGACATATATCATTTGAACTCGTTGAATCTTCAAAACCTAAACCACCTAGTATTTTATACATCAACGTATTATTTATCATCACTAATGCATTTTTTTGATCATTTAAACGTTCTTGAAACATTTCTTTTTCTTGATCATTACAATGAAGATATGGACTTGCCAATGACTCTTCCAAACACTCTTGAGTGTTTTCTATATCGAATTTTAACCAGTCTTTTATTCTGTTTAGATTTTTATATCCGATATGTTGTATATGATCAATATCTGTTTTTTCTGCAAATTCCATTTTCAGGTCAATTAAATTATCTATATAACCATCAATTGAAACCTCAATTGCATTACGTACATATTTATTAAATATATGTGTCATTTTAAAACCTCACTTTTTTATTTAGATTAAGACGCACTAATAAAATATAGTGCGTTTCTGCTTTAAGCGTCATCAGTTAATCTTTTATGTTAATTGCTTTATAAAAAACATAGATGTAAAAACAAACTAATATAAGTTTTTCATATCCGAATGAAATTTTACCATAACTACGATTGCTTATTTGCTCACATTCCATTGGTAAAAATCCAAACACTAAAAGAGTAATTAATATGTATAGTGTTGTTTTCATGCGCTTGCTCTTTGACTAGGTTTTATTGAATCTAAAACCTTTGCTAGTCTTTTAAATGCGCCTTGTTTGATTTGCTCATATTGTTGTTTAGTTTGCTTTTTTTCTTTTAACAG